AGTTAAATCACCTATTGCCACCGTTGGTTTTAACGTCGTTATTACATCTGACCCTATTGTTAGTTTAGAAGCGGGGCTTGTATTTCCTATACCTACATTGCCAGAAGCGGTAGCGAGGTTTGCCCCTGTAGTGGATGAGATTGTCCCCGTGACAGCTAGGCCAGTGGAGGAGAATTTTGAAACTAAATTTGTAGTGGAATAAATCTCTACATCGCTCGTACTTACTGGGTTCTTAATCTGCGCTTGCAATGCTGAACCACCTGTATAAAAACGAATAGTGTTGCTGTAACCTGCCCCTCCAGCCGTATCCATCGATAAAAAACTATTATTTGCGCGGGAGTTGTTGAAATCTCCAATGCGGACATCAGGAGCTGTGCCATTAAATTTATTTAACGTACCGCTAAATGTCCCTGTATCACTTACAGACATCGTACCTACGATAGATAATTTTGTAGCTGGCGCAGTTGTCCCTATACCAACGTTACCGCCATTTTTAACATACAAATCATACCCGCTCGTAGCAGGTGACGTACTTCTTCCACCCGTAAGACCTACTCCACCATATCCAGATATAGACAAATCCCCAGTATTTACGCCGTCCTGTCTTGTTAAAGAGAATGTATTGTTTGATCCATTACTTGAGGCGAAAATGCCTCCTCCAGAGGCATTACCATCAATTCTTATGTTGCCATTATTACCTACGTTTAATGCCGCTACTGGATTAGTCGTCCCTATACCTACATTGCCATCTCTTGAAATTCTTATTTTTTCAGATCCTTGTGTATAAAAATGATGACCACCAGTTGATGAATTATGTGTTTTATATTGTATTGATCCATCACTACCATTATATAGTTCTATTTCAGCAGTTCTTGTAGTTCCTCCAGAACTTAGATCTAGATACAATTTTTGAGCGGCATTTGTAAACCTTAAATTATTAGTGGTTGCATTCCCATTATCCGTTACCTCTTGTAACGTATCAGACGCACCAACTTGACCATCGACATATGCTTTCGACGCTGCGTCTGTCGTAGCCACAGGAGTTAGAGGGATCGTCACTTGCCCTGTGAACTTACCAGCCCCCAAAACGTCTAATTTAACCGATGGTGAAGTCCCTATACCGACATTACCCTCGTTAGAGATTCTCATTCTCTCTATAACATACGGCGTAGGAGTGCTTCTCGCCGTATAAAAAGCTAATCCAGCCCATGCACCATTGTTATTCTCTGCTACAGATACAATCCTTCCAGCTATATCATTTGTAGATGTTATAGATGGATCATTAGATCTAAAATCTAGAGAACCTATTTCATTCCCTACTGATGTTTGAATATTCAGGCCGCCTTTTACAGTTATAATAGCAGGGGCATTATCTTGGTGAACCTCTAGATTAGTTAAAGGTGTAGTAGTCCCTATACCGACATTACCATCATTAGTTATCCTTAACCTTTCTAAATTTCCTACACCGTCTTCAGTTGTAGTGAATATTAAATCTGGGTTTACTCCGTAATTCGCAGTAGAACTTGAAGTGAGTTTCCAATTCCTCTCTCCGAAGTTTCTTCCTAATACGAGAGAAGCTGTTTGGCTTGAACCAATAGCTGAGCCATCATTTATTACTCTTAGCTGTGCGCCATCTCCATTCGTTACAGTTTGTAAAACTTCGAGAATAGAAGTCGGCGCAGTAGTCCCTATACCTACATTACCAGAAGAATCAATAGTTAATTGAGTAGAAGTGCCAAGAGCTTCACTCCGACTAATCTTAAGCTTATCACCATCACTGTTATCTAAACCAATACTCGCTTGTGTGCTTCCAACAATATTAAAACCAATTGAAGCATCACCAATCCCATCTTGCCTCAGTTTAATCATCGGGTTAGTCTCAGAACTATCCTCGTAAATATCCAGATTAAATGTAGGGGAAGTCGTTCCTATGCCGACATTACCACTAAACAACCCAGAGACTCCAGAAATGTATGGCCCAGTAGAAATGATCGAAGTCGTTGTCGTATTACCATTCGTGGTAACGTCTTGCAGCGTCTGAGTTTCTGCTGGCGAGTCTCCTGAAAGGAGATACGGCACACCGTTGTTGGTAATTCTATTACCGTCTCCAGTTCCCAAGAAGCTCCCTGCCCCAGAGATATACGGACCTGTAGAAATAAGAGAGGTATCGGTAGTATTCCCACGGTCTGCAACACTCTGTAATGTATCAGCTTCCGCGAACCCTGTCAATACAGGGTTACCATCTATAGTTAATGCCCCACTAAATGACGCATCTCCGCTGACAATGAAAGTCCCTGCATTTACTTGGACAGTAGAACTAGATTGCCCTAAAGATAAAGTTTGGTTAGCTAAAGTGGTTATCGTCCCATTCTGTTGGAAGACCATATCAGTGATAGTGCTACTATCTCCAATATAGATGTCCCCACCAGCATCGCCTATAGATATTTCGCCACTTCCTTGGTTTGCTATGTCTAAATTTTGATTAGATATATCATAAGATATTGACGCGAATGATTCGACTCCCGTCCTAAATTGGACTGTATGCTTATCAATATAAAAGTTGTTTCCTGTAACCGCTGGCATAATCAGAATTTAGATCCCCCAATCCTTTTGATGTTGTTGACTGTATTTACACCCAATCTTAGGATTCGTTCGCCTACACTTAGGATAGAATTCAAACTTTTGTTTCCAGATCCTCCTATTTGCGTCATACTTATCCGCAAGGGCTTTTCATACCAACCGTATCTAGCATTATCGTTTACACCACATAGTCCGACCCGTAAAGATTTGGTAAACCATGCATCATTTGTTAAAGTTATGGTTTTACTTTTATATTCTGTTTGAGAGGTGAATGGGCTATTAGAGTCGTAACTATTATTGAAAGAGGTATCATCATAATTATATAGTCCTGCATTTCCGAAATTGACATCAGAATCTGGATTAATGTTTAATCTATTGAACTTCCTATCTGAGCTTCGGAATTCGGATGAATAAAATGGACCCCAAGTAGCGGTTTCGTGTTGTAAACTATTCGTTAGATAGTATAATAAAATAGGTCTATAAGTATAATTAGTTCCATTATTGTAAGTGGGATTAGGCAGTTTGGCTTCTGCAGTTATTGTCACAGTAGTTTTTGGCGGGACTTCTATTTGTTGATAAGATCCTTGAGGACTACTTGCGTTTACACTAGCAATTGGTCCAATAACTCTATAAGCCCCCTCTTCAGGAAGCCAAACTTTTTTTACTGAACCCGAATAGATGACATCATTATCTAAGATATAGTCCTCATCTTTTGAATATAAATTAAATTCAGGATTATATCTATGGAATGGTCTCCCTCCGTCGAAATAGTAAGAATCACTAGTCCCTTCGTCTATTTGGCTTATCTTAGTGTAAGCCATTCTTTTTTGAGTTTCCTTATAAGCTCTAACTGGGTAATACCTACAAGTTATATGACTCTGGAATATGTTTATAGTACCGTATGCTTGTATACCATTTAATCCATTATAGTAATTTTGATAATAATTAACGATTCCGCCAGCTAATGTAGGGCTTCGAATATAATCATAATCATAGATTCGGTTCATTCTATTGAACCAGTATTTTCCATTTCTATAATAAAAATATCTATTCTCGTTAGACCTCCGACAGTTCAAGTAGACAGAATTAAACGCGCAGTTGGCTGAGTTCCCACTATAACCTCCTCTTAGGTAATTTGCGATTATTTCATTTCTATGAATAGCGTAATACTGGGAATCATGCCTTACATAATTAGACTCTGTATTACCACACCCATCCATAACTAATCCTTCGAAAGAGTGTGAATACCTCCAATATCCATCGTTGAATCCTCCTCTAAAGAAAGTCGAGAAATTGCTAGAGCTATTGCCTAAGCCGAGGAGTTGGACGTTTTTTAAATTTACTTTTCTACGGTATCTGGTTTGACCATCAATCGTAGCCGTACTAGTATTGCTTCTTAAATAAAGATAAGGTTTATCAACAGAAAAGTCAGCTCCTCTAATTGTTATTTTTCTGTTTCCTTTATACAAAAAACTCTCAGCAGCAGCGGCATGTGGTAAAGCTGGAGTAAAAGTCAAAGTATTCCCAGATTTGTTTGTGACTACATGTCTTTCGTTAATATCATATCTCCAACTATTGTTGCCTTGTCCACCGAATAGGTTAGTCCAAGTTTCAGCGTCAGTTTTTATATGATCTACATAAAACACATCTCCTACAACGAAATCACTAGCTTCATTTATAGTAACTGTTGTAGCGTCTTTCGCGGAAGTGGCGGCTAGTTGAGAGGCAACTCTCCTAACTGTAGAGTTGCCATAGTGATGCATTAAGGCTCCACCTAAATATACTTTTTCCCCTACTACATTTGTGGATGACAAGTCTGTAGTGAAAACAATTTTATTGATAGGATTACGTATTTCTGAGATTTCTAAAACGTTTCTATTATTAGAATGTCCAAATATTAATTTTTGACCTATTCTAAAGACTCTAGAGTCTGTGACTGTGATACTATTTGGAGAAACCGCAGTTATCGTTTCTTCTGGGCCTACAAGATTTCGCGGGTAGATATTAGACGTATATATATCATGTATTATAAAGCCTTCATCTAAACAATGAGCTGGTTCATTATGATTTTGGTCATTGCTGTCCCAAGAATTTTGTGATTGTGAGACTCCATTACCCGATAAAGGCCCAGTAGGATAATTTACATTCCCAGTCCAATCTTCTCGACTCTTCAATTGGTCATACCTGTAATGTATAGAACACCAATCTCCAGTTTGGAAATTGGTAGCGTCATATACGGTGAAGTAATCATCCCCAGCATCTCCAGAATTAAACAATTTTGATTCTTGGGTCGGTGAGCTTCCAGTAGCTAAAAAAGAAGTGTTGTTGTCTGTGTAGATATTCAATCCATGATCGTCACTATTATCGCCTTTAAACACCAAAGTGCTATCATCGACCATCTCATACAAACCTCCCTTAATATCTAAGTTACCATCCATTTTCAATTCAGTGACTCCTGTGCCATGAATAAAGTTCCCGTTGACGGTGGAATTGTTAAAGCCGTCAGTGATAGTTCCGCTTATATTATAAGTGACAGTATGTCCAGCTGCTACAGTGAAAGAGTCTCCGTTGACGCTAGGAGATCCTCCTCCTCCCCATGTAGCTGTGGAATCAAAATTGCCATTTTGTGTTGATGTATAACTAGCCATAATTAAAGCTCTTCTATTTCTTCTTGTTCTATAGTCGGTGGAGGGGGTAATTCGCCTTCACTGATTAAAACGATAACGTTTAGTAAAACCTCATCATCGTTATTCTCTATGCTCTCGACTTGAAAAAGCCCAAGAGCTTCCTCATCCCCATAAAGAGATGTGGTGTTATCATTTTTATTGTATTTAAAATATACTCTCATTACATTTTCCTAATCATCGCTTTTATATTATACGATTCTCCATCTCCGTTTTCCATTGCTTGTGCGATACAAATACCAAATGGAGACAATTGTTTTGTAGCTTCTGACATTGCTTGTCCACGCCCCTTCTTGTCCGAAGTCGTAATGTAATCTCCTACTTTTATTGGCCCAGTTACTAGGATAGGCTCAGCTCCAAGGACGATAGGTTCATCAAATCCTTGTTTAGTTACTCCAAAAACTAAAGTGTCATTTGCTTGCTCACAAGGCTCAAGTGAACCTTTATCGTTCATGACTAAGACTGTTCCATCGGGATAAGAGCCTATTCCATCTGTGGAAGCGTTCTCCTCTAAGTAAGCTCCTCCTATATAGTAAGTCGATCTTGTCGTCCCGAAAACATCAAGTTCATAGCTTGGGCTAGTTGTTCCTATACCGACTTTACCGTCAGACCCTCTTGAGAAAATTGAAGCGCCACCATTATATCCAACAAGGAAATCTATATCTTGGTTTTCATTTCCATTGAAGTGGATATGGTCTTGACCTCCTTCTTTAAAGTCAGCAAAGGAAAGTCCTCCAGCAGTAAAGATAATACGATCACCATAACCCTTCATATGGGTATCAGAATCCCCTTGCCATCCATGTATACCGAAAGCTCCTTTTGCTAATACATCATCAAACAAGCCAGTAACTCCAGAGATGTATGGCCCAGTGGAAATGATCGAAGTCGTTGTCGTATTACCATTGGTAGTAACGTCTTGCAACGTTTGAGTTTCCGCAGGAGAATCTCCTGAAAGAAGATAAGGAACATGGTTATTGGTTATACGATCACCTACCCCCGTTCCAAGTACCTGATTAGCTGTTATTGTATTAGTTACGCTAATAGCATTTGTACTTGTAGCGCCTCTATTAGTAACAGTCTGTAACGTATCAGATTCAGGTGGGTTAATCTCCCCTGTTAATACAGCATTACCATTGACATAGAGACCACTATCTGTTTGGACATAAACCCCGTTCTGAAAATTCAAGGTCGCGGTATGTGAGCCGCTTGATAGAGCGTCATCGGGATTGCCATCAGTGAATAGAGCAGCCCCACTCTGGCTTTCTGTTATCTTAGCTTGTCTACCGAAAGCGTAAGAGTAATCCCCGCTTGATACAGAATATTCTCCTGCTGCTATGACAGAGTATTCTCCAAATACTTTGCTTTGTGAAGATCCAATAATAGCGGAACTCTCACCGCTTACAATATTATTTTCTCCTGCTAAAATACCTCCATAAACAGAATGTACTTCGTTCCCTTCCCCTCCTCCAATAAAAGAATAGCCATTTCCAGTAGTCTTGTTCGAGACCCCTCCTGCAATTACAGAATATGCAGCAGCGGCGGTATTACTATTTCCACCTCCTATAAAACTGCCTTCTCCATTTTGTATTTTATTTATATGTCCTCCTCCTATAATAGAATAATTAGATGCTATTATATCATTATCATGCCCACCGATACTAGAAGAGTAAACTGAATTTACAACATCTATACCAGATCCACCTCCAATAAAGGCAAAGTCGCACCCTGAAATATTGTTTTTTGAGCCACCCGCAATTACATCGTAATCGCCACTAACAATATGGCCCGAACCGCCCATGATAGCAGAGCCACTAGAATAAATAAAACTATCGGGAGCTGATATAACAGCCTTGTCATTAGTTTTTATCGAATAACCATCGGTATTAATCCTAGTCCTCAAGACTCGCGACGTTGTCCCTATTCCTACTCTTCTTGCAAAATCCCCTTCTCCACTAACATTTAGACTCCCACTGTTATCGACTCCATCTGCTGCGATGGTGAAGTCTCCGACTAATAATTGTTCTCCTTGATTATAAAGATTTAAGTCTACGCCTTCGACGGTAGGCTCAAGAGTATATGGGCCTATAGTTAATAGTTCAGGCTCAAACGCTACTTCACTGTCTACTGCTAATTTGAAAAAGAGAGGAACCTTTTCTGTCACCCCATCATTAGCGCGAAGTCTAATCTGCTGCCCTTGTTGAATTTTATTTAATGGATAATTACCTACCAGATTGCTTATGTCTGTTGTGAAATCTCCAGATGTGCCATTCCATATAGTAAGATTACCTAAATTAGTAAAATTTGGACTTTCATTAAAACCTAACGTTAACTCTATAAAGCCAGTAGATCCAGATGTATTTATAGGCTGATTATTAAAATACTTAATTGCGTCTGCTCTATCAGCGGCAGAGGTTATACTCCCAGTGTCTGGTGGAGAATAATTAGTAAGGTTTTCGTTTAAGGACGTTTCCCCAGAAGATTGGACTATTACTTTATCAAAAGTTGCTGTATTAGCGTAAAGATAAAACTCTCCAGTGGATGTCCCTCCATCTGCATTTACAATCTGATTTCTTATTCCGAAGTTCCTATTGTAAGAACCAAAAACATCTATATTCTGAGATCGGGAGAAAGTGAAGGTCGAATCTCCATTTGTTCTGTAGCTAGGAAATACTACATTAGAATCAGAATCTAAAATGCTGATGATTTGTTTTTCGACAAAAGGGTCAGCAGCTATTTGAGACGCAGAAGTGAGTAGTTCTCCATTTCTGTTTAAGATATTAAACTGTAAAGATACGTCAGCTCCATTTTTGTATACTCCACTACCAGTTATTATCTTAGTCGGATCATCGAGATCTGCATTATAAACACTTCCAAATTCATAAATGCTACGAGTAGTAAAACTGCCTTCGTAGTATCCACTTGCAGTGATATCTCCAACGGTAGTCCCGATACCTATTTTTGTTGGTGCTGAATTAGTCCCTCCTATATAAGTAGCATAAAAAGCTTCGCCGTATTCTTGACCTTTTTTTGTATAGTATACTGAGGTATTACCTACGCCGACATAAGGTCCATCCTCTGATCTTAAGTCTCCGATAGGGGTCGTGCCACCAATGACAGTCGCTGCGCCAGTATAAAGATTGGGTTGAGTCGCTCCTATAGATACAGGTAAAGAACCAGAGCCTTCTAGGATTGCGCTTACAAAATGAACATCGGTCCAACCACTAGCAATCGCGGCGGAATTTAAATAGCCTCCTGCCCCTGTAGCTCCAGTCGCGAATTCCCTTGCTTCTTTTGCATACGCAAAGGCTGCTCCACTTTTGGGGGTCTTTAATACTGTGTAGCCCGTGTAGTTCATTATAGGATAGTGATGTTATTTAAAAACGACTTAGAGTAGACGAGTGAGTCTTCGTAGAGGATAAATACCCCAGTGTTTCTATATGGAGAATCATAATATGCATCTCCACCAGCACCTCCCATATTCCCTAATGTATTTACACCTAGATTAAAGACTCCCACTTGATTTAATCCAGATAGACTAATGCTGGTAACATCTTCTGGGGTAGTTGTGTCAATTATCTGACCGTTAGGCAAAGTAAGTCTTACGCCGTAACCTTTATTATCAGTGACATTAGTCCATTCTCCTGTGATATCAAAGGTCTGGTTTGCGGCATTTGGGACTCCTGTCGTGACATCGCCAACGAATGTGGGAGGATCTAGAGTCTGATACGTTACTCCATTAATTGTCTGAGCGACTTGATAACTAAAAGTGTTAGCTTTGTTTTCTATGCTAATGTTTTTGTCAATCAAATTGAATTTACCAGTGTCATATTTCGTAGCAGTCACAAGATACTCATTGGGATTCTCTTCTTTCATAGAGATGACTTTATAAAAGAAAGGGCTAGCGTCTTTAATTTGGAATTTAGCAGCACTACCTAATTTAACTAATGGCAATATCTCTGGCCTATCGAAACCTGAGAGTAAACACCCATAGTCTAGGTTTGTCACTACACCAGTTAGATTGATTTCTGTTATTTGTTCAGGCGCTATAGCAGATAGCTCATGATTAGTTATGCCGCGACTATAGTTTTGGAAACTAGCTAAATCAAAACCAGAAAATTCTGGAGGAACTGCAAACTTCCTTTTAGTAGATGAATTCATATCTAAAACAGATATTTTCCCTGTGTTAAATGAAGTCAGAGTTTGAGCGCCTGTTGCTTCGGCTATAAAATCACCAGAATATAAAGATATAGCATCCCCAGAACCCAAAACCCAACCAGTTACGCCTGTTTCAAAATATACTATCTTGCCAGAGACTCCTGTATAAGAAGCGTAATCAACATATCTAGTATCTCCTACTTCAAGCCCAGCAGATTCATACCCTTTAGTATAACCTGTAAAACTGTAATCTCCAGTGAAAGAGTTCCAAGAGTCTGTAGCTAAGCCTGTAATAGTGAAGCTATCGTATCTACCTCTTAATCTGTCAGCTATAGCATTTGTATCACCTATATCATCTACACCAGTAGGATTATAAACAGTGAGAACCCCAGTCGTCGTAATGGAAGAGAAATTATTGCTAAGTCTAATTGTTTCATTTTCTAAATTGACATCTAAAACTTTTCCAAAATTAGTTATATTTGTTTTTAATTCGTCTTCTATTATAACTAGATCTCCAGGTTTGCATAAGAGAGTCTCTAAACCTGCAGTGAAAGCCACTTGTTGATTTTCTTTTATTTTAGAAAAGATTTGATGTTCAGCGGCTCTACGAGCCATAGCTCTAGAGGTTATTCCTACACCATCTATACGCTTCTTAAAGATACCGCGTTCTTTTATATCTTCTTCGTCTTCGACGACTTCTATTTTAGGCTCATAGTTATTAAATCTATCTTTATATCCAACTTCTATAGTATTAAATTGTTCATCTCTTCTATTATTAGAATAGTAAAACAAACCATCTTTGACGCTTTCATTAGTAAACAAATTAATTGCGTTTCTGGGTCTATCGTCTACGAAGTTAATTTCAGAATTACTAAAGAAAGTCCTCCCTCTAAAGAGAGAAGTTATAGTATTTATAGCATCAAATATTTTCTGCCCTTGGTCGAAGATTATATTACAAGAAAAGCGAGGTTCTTTTCCTCCTCTACCATCTTCGACTCCTAAGAAATAACCTTCATCATCTACATTGTCACAAAATCTACCTATTTTATAGAGTTGCCATTTATTAATTTTATTTGCATCGATATGCGAACCCATGCCATATCTATTATTAGTTAATAGATCATACAATATCCATGCAGGGTTATCTGTCCATTGTAAAGTGTCATGAAATAAACCGTTCCAATCCCCTTTATAAATTAATTTATTTCTTTTATTAGCATCATCGAACTGTTTTTCGGAGTCATAATACCTTTTATCTATTCCATTACTAGTAGGGAAATAGTTGTTGGGGATTTTAACTTTTTTAAGTTTACAATCATAACTTCTTTTGGGGATATTGCTAAAAGATCTAGAATCTAATTTAGTGCCTACTATAGCAGAGAATGGGTATGGGAGATTTGCGTTTATAATCTCTGTGATTTTAGAGACTGAGACGACTTTATCTAATAGGACAGAATTACTCTCATAAGAGAGTTTCGTTACTTTTATATATCGATTTAGAGCCTTTGTTTTGTCGATAACACCAGTTTCTATAACTTGTCCGCCGTCAGATGAAATAACGTTTTTAAATTGACCTTTATTAGGAGGTAGCAGAAAAGGTCGAGAAAGATAATTTAGATCATTATCTGCAGAATTTAACTCTATGACTAAATCTCTAGCACTAGCTGAGTTATAATCAGGATTACCAATGTCGATCAAAGTATTACCTTCTATTAAAGCCACTATTCTGAAGTCGTAAGTTTTGAATGGTATTTGTCCTTCAGAACAATTACTTATATTACCAATAGAGCCAGTTTCCACTCTTATGTTTACTACGGTAGGGAAAGTAGTACCTGGATTTAGTGTTTCTACATTAGTATTTATAGGGCTGACTGTTTTAACGCCTGATTGCTCTTTAACAAGAGTATCTTTTAGAGAGGAAATATCTAGAGTTATAAAGACTTCTTCTACATTAGGGTTATAGATTGTATGGACGACTGGGATAGCTTTTTCATCGAAATCAGATAAAGAGCTTTTTGCCCAATCTGCATAATCTCTATTTTTTTTATTACCATCCTCCCTTATATCTGCACTTCCTTCATCGAGGGGCAGACCTCTATTCATAAATTTATTAAATCCATCGGACTCTTGTTTGACCGAATTAAATCTTAACAACATGTTGTCTCCCTCTTGAATGCGTTGGACCTTGTTCCTTCCTACACTGAAAGGCCCGAATAACTCTCTACCGTATTGATGATCAATAAAAATCTTTTTAAAATCTTCAAAAGCGGATTGGTCCTCTTCACCTTCACGAATTTCAGCTAAAACATTACTATAATTATATTTTAACGTATTCTCGATAACAGAATTATTTCTTTTTGCGTATTTAAAAGACTCTAAATCTTTTAATGCATCTCTAATTTCATCGGGTATTTTGAATGTCTGATTTAACCCATGATTCATCCGCACCCCAATCGAGTAATTAACAAAGCCATTTGGTGGATTAAAAGTCGATGAGTCTTCTGCTTTAAATTCAAAAATCAAAAACCCAAACATGTTTCCGCTTAAAACTCCATCACTGTTAATTTCAGGGCAAGTGACATCAGTAACTGTTATACCTGAATTTCTCATAACTGCTATGAGGTCGAAACCATATGAAGACCCATAAGGTAAAGTCTGCATTCCTAATAAAGTATCGCCGTCTAATATTTGTTTATCTTCTAAATTAGAATTAAATTCAGTCACCTTGCATATAACTACTCCATGTGATGTAGATTTTAGGTGGTCAACTAAGAGGGTATCTACTTCACCTCCTGTCCACCCCATGCTCTCTAAAGCTTTCTTAGCTAGGTCTCGTTGTAGTATGTTTGTGTTCTCTGTATTATTATTCTTATTATATAAATCTAAAATATTATTTAGATCGGTCAGTACGCTAGCGCTAAGAATTTCATTGTTCTTAGAGAATAAGGATTGACTATATACGGGTTCTTGACGTTTAAATCTGGCGACGCGATGTCCAGTATAATCAAAAGGCCTAAAGCCAAACAGGAATTTGGATGTGAATACATGTTCGGCTTCATCAAGAAGTCCAGTTTCGCTTGAATCTGTCCATATTAAACTAGCCCCCTCAGTAACTTCCCCTTTCGGTTGAGCGTCGTTTCTGTAAGCCGCATTGTTATCATTATATCCCGTTTGTCTTTCCCCATTGAGATACCAAGGGAAAACTTTCGGCCCAGCTCCTCTGTATTCGATAAAAGCTCTGATATAAAGAGCGTACTCGTTTATTTTCCTGGGCAAAATATTGCTGTTATCCACCCCCCAGGGGGAAACTCCGTCATATGTTCTTACAAACACCATGTTGACATCGGGCCATGATTCCGACTCATTAATATCCGCTCCTCCAGTTGTTGTAGAGTCTAAAGATGTTATTTTGCCGCCACTACTCCTATTAGTGATTTCGTCTAATTCTTGAAAAAATTTACTTAAGGATGAGACTCCTCCTGAGTTATTTAATTCTAAATTTAAAGAATTAATGGTCTCGATTTCTAGAGATGTTAGACTATTAGTTCTTTTTGCAGATTCGGTAGTTACGGCTACAGGCGTATCATCTAAATAAATCCCTTGTAAGATATTTAAGCCGCCCACTAATTCCCCATGTGCATTAACAAGACCTTCAATGGGTCCATCGCTCAATAAATCTAGCGTCTCTGCATAACTGTGGGAAGCTCCATATTGTAGTTCTCCCATAACGGGAGGTTTATAGATAGGGGGCTTAGGTTTACTTCCTTTACCTCCTGCTCCTGCGATGCTTAGCTTTTTAAGAAGATGTTTCATGATGCTCTATTTCCTATGAAGACTGGGTTACTAATTTTACTTATAGCTTCTTGGGGAGGCATATATTGTGGATAAGATTTTATTGTGGCTTGTATAACTTGTGAGCCGACCATTAAGCGTCCATAACCTATAGGGACTGGCGTTCCTTGACTCGCCAAGTTAGCGGTATTACTAAAAATCAAAGAGCTTTTTGACCCACCAGCTTGGATTTCTAAAGCTTCGTTTTCGGGTCTAGGGGCTAGTGCATAACTGATAGCGGTCATAAGCACAAAATTGGCCATAGAAGCTACAAAAGTAAGCGTTCCACCTGTTAGTCCAAAGGCAGCTCCTAGAATTGGAGCCATTGCGGGGCCACTACCTGAGATAGCTGGGACAAGATCTATAGTGGTAGGGCTTAACATACGGTCCATATCTGGGCCATTAGTAATTCTCGTTTTATCGATAATCATATCATAACAAAGACCTTCTCTTTGTAGTTCTACTAATCTTTGCAAAAACCCCTGTTTATTACAATCTATAGCCTCTAAAACATCTTTCGGGTTAGGTAGGCTTAATATGAATGAGTTTCCAAACTCCCTCGCTAGAATTCCATGTATATTTACTATCGTCATTTTACAGCCTTTATCCTTTCCAGTATATTTACATCTGATTCTATAGTTTCGGGCGTATAAATATTTATTTTTTTTGTGTTAAGGCTATATATCAAAAATGGCTGGCAACAATTGTCTGACATTTTGACATCAAATTCAGATTCTGTTTCATCCCCTATGATATGACTATGAAAAACCGCTATCATACTATAAGAATCTTTAAACAATAAATAGCTCAGAGGGTTTATTAAGAAATGCGACCGAGGGTCTGTCGCGATATTGTCCTCTTTTTGAATTATAAATTCTTTTTTTTCATTATCATATCCTAAAAATCCACAGATTTCCTGTTTAAAATGTTTATTAGACATTTCTTTTATTTTATGTAGGGCCGTAACCTCCCCTTTACATTTGTGTATTTCTTGCATAGCTAAATCCATCAGTTCCAGGATAACCCCCAAAGTTAGGGAATGCTGGTGTCGGGTTTTGAATAAGAGTCAATGGGGCTTCTTTATAGCTCTGGATCATACCTAAAAATTCTCCACTACCAGTTAAATGGATATTTCCCGTGTGGATATCTAACATCCCTGTAGAAGCCGTTGTCGGGATTAGCCCAGTTGAAGCGTCCCACCAAGCGATTAAGCTATCTTTCCCATAGGGAAGTGTTGCGTCACCATTGGCGTTTGGAAAGACTCCACCAGTTATTGTCCCAAACCGTCCAGTGCATTCATTATAATGTCGGGGGACGAAATCTAAAGAATTAGCAGAGCCATTAGGAGTGGCTACTCTTTTGTAAAGATAATTTATCTCTTCATCATGCAAAGGTCTATTCCATACAGCCCAAGGACCAAGCGCTCCATTCATCGAAGTGGTAAAGGGAGGGGTGGGCGATCCAGGGTAGTATGAACTTTTTTTACTCCAATATTCAACAGCGCCCAACATAAATGTTTGGGGTAGAGCTTTCTCATTGGGGTAAGTACTCCAATTCATAGCTTTTCTTTTGCTTAAGCTAGCAAAATTTCCATTAAGATCTTCATCAGGGGTCGATTCACTTATTCCGTTTACATAGAACTTAATAGATGTTTTTTCTTCTTCTGCTACTACATTGCTATTCGTTACTACATATTGTACCCACTCCCTTGTGTTACCACATCTTTGTTGTTCGTTCAGGGTTATAGTCTTATACTGAGTGTCTTTGGAAGATGATTCCTCACCTATAGCGCTCATATAATTAGCTGCGATTTGGTTAGTTCTGAGACCTCTTGGGCTATTAGGAATGGTAGTGGCGTTTATATTTAACCATTGAGTATTTGGCCAAGAATCGTCATCTGAAGGAGAAGTACTTAATATCCCTGCTCCTATTGGGCTATTTTGATTAATATTAACCCAACCCATGATGGTAAATTCTCCAGTTAACTGCCCTGTCAATTCTGTGGCTGTAGTATGGAATAGCCCTGTATGATTCGGGATGTATGAAACGTCCTCGCCCTGCATACCAGAAATCTGGATTGCATTAAAACCGCTATCAATATTTTGTGATGCGGCGAATCCTATAGAGCCAAACTCATTAAATCTTTGTTTACATGCAGAAAGTTTTTTGGTGCATCCATCTCTTTGCCAGAAGCTGGGGTTACCTTCTGGTGATTGCGCTGAATTGTCTTGGACGCAGACGTATACTGTTTTTAATGGCTCACCCTGCATATTGGGGTCAGGGTTAGCTAAGAAAATAGTGGGACTTTCTGTTATTACTACATCGCCTTTACTATATAGGTCTATCTCATTCCATATAGCGCTGGGGTCGTTAAAAAACGAAACGGGAGAGCCAGCTGGGGAAGAATAATTAGGGATAACTCCAACCCCATCAATATCTTGGAATTTTTCACCGTCACTCCTCTCTATAGGTAGCCCTTTATATCTACAGCCCTCTCCTCTATATTGCCAAGGGCAGAATTTAGAAACGACACTACGAGGATTAACACTAAAACTTTCAAGATCTAATGGGGAATTAAGTTCAAATTCCACGAACAACCTAGACTCTTGGGTTTTTCTGCCCATCAACCAAGTTTCATCTGTCAATTCTGCTTTAGGGTCAGCTTCTCCGAAAGGGTTACCCCCCTCGAAGTTTTCATCATCAATAAATTTTACGGATACTCTTTTTCTAACAAAGCTGGCATTTTTAAAATCTTTATGTACCTGAAGGAGTTGGGTAATAATATTATTTTGATTAGCTACACGGATCTTTGGCCTAGCTAATTTGCCATCGCCTAATATATCAAACCCTTCACTCTCCATAGATAAAGGTAAATATTTAGAACCTTGCCATTGGATAGATTCAGAATAGACAGCTCCTCCATGAAATCCTAACCATGCATTTGGTTTGTTAATCCTGTCTGGATAAACCCTAAACAATTCTAATAATGCGGTTGGCTGTAGATCCAATAAACTACGCGCTACTTTGTTTTTTCCTTCTTCCGCCATAATGTAATTTACACTCTATTAGTATATAATATTAAAAAGAAGTGAAAATTACACATCTAAAAAGCTACAGTAAGAAGTTGGAAGTTGAGTTCTACAATTTCTTTTTAAGCTCCAAGCCTTATGACTTAGATCATATACGTTCTCCTCATTTAAGGAGGCAGAAAATAGAGTCTTTATTCTCGACTTATTGTAAGACTTCTCAGGTATATACTGTCGAGGAGGACTCAAAGCTTAAGCTCGCTGCTTTTGTATCGGATAGTAAGTCTTATTTAGATGTAATATTTATATTTGGGGTCAGTAAGAATTTTGGGAGTGTCGAAATAGTGAATGCGTCGCGGAGTGTATTGGAACACGCCA